TGTTCAGTATGAAAATGACTTGCCAACGCAAGGAAATCAAGATATATGGCAAGCAGAGTATGAAGCACAACTTCCTACTATGGAATGGAAAGAAAAAATGGTTGTATCAGACGGCCCATTGCCCCGATGGGCAGAGGATTTGGTAGATGGTGCGATTTCATCCCAGACGCAAAAATTAAGTGATGATAAGAAAGCATTGAGGGCTACTAAACCATGACACGCCTACTCTTAATTTTTGTAATGCTCACACAATTGGGTTGCTCTGTGGTTCAAACTGCCATTGGTACTTTTGTCGGCACATTGACTTCCGAGATGGTACGGGATGAATTACTTGATAAAGACGATGAAGAAGCGCCCCAGCCGTAATGTCGAGCCTCACTGAGATAACGCTTCAACTGATTTATAAAAAGCTTGAGGAGATACTTGCCGCCATAAAAGGGCAAGAAAAGATATTGAACGAAAACGATGTGTTCTCCAGAAAAGAAAAACCCATCACACAGGCTCAGTTCAATACGGCTATGAGGGATGTGATGAACTTGGTCAATAAGAAGAAACTATAATGTGGACGCTATTTACGACAAATTGTGGGGAGTCTTCGTGGGCTTGGGCTGGTGGATGTTGACCAGATTGACTAGCAAGCTAGACGACAAAGCAGACAGCAGTGACTTGGCTGAACAACGATCAGAGTTACGAGAGATGGATAAGAAGATAGACGCTTTGAACCACACCAGTATTGGGCGTATCGAGTATAAAGCAGATATTGGCCTTTTACATGATCGCCTGAACCACAAGGCAGATAAAATTAAAACTATTCGAGTGGAGAAGGAGCGAGGTAAATGAGTGCAGAGATTTTAGAAAAGCTGAACAAAATGCACACAGACATTAAGCTGACCAACGAGCGTTTGCAGAATGTTGTTGTGGATGTCGCAGACCACCGAGCCGTTCTTTATGGCAATGGTCGAGAGGGTTTGAAGATTAAAGTTGATCGGGTTGAAACCTCACAAAGAACTGCTCACAAATTATGGCTGATGATGGTGGGTACTGCTAGTGCCATTATCGGATGGATGGGGTTGAAATAACTTACCCGGCAATTAGCTCGTAATGCGGGCCTGCGTTCCCTCCTGAGTCTCCTATCACTGTATCCAGGTTCAAGTAGTTAAGCAAAGTGTTCATCGCCTCTTCAAAGCCGTGGCATACCTGTACGTTATGTCCGACAGAACTTAGCAAGCTGATCCAGCGAGTCTGATCCGGCGACAACCTCCCCTTCCCAGCAGTATCCTTCATTTCAATATACAAAGTTAGGAAATTTCCGCGAGAAATTGGAAGGCATAAATCAGGAAGCCCTTTTCGCATTCCTTCGCGGCGCATTTTTTGCCCTCTTAGAATAGCTGAACGCCCAGCCCCACCCTGGTTGGGGATGGCGTACAGCAACTGCAACTCAGGGTAAATATGGATCTGGCTTTCAGCCCATTGTATGACTGCGACTTGCTCATCATGTTCAGACAAATTGCACCTCCCAATCTGTTACCAGTTCATCCTGGGAAGCTCTCCATACTTTGCTACCGGATCGCTCATAAGTGTAGATGCGATGCTCCTGCATAATTTCTGATGCCAACATCCAACCAGCTATTATGAATTTTGGGAATTCACCAATGACCAGGGCGTATATATTAACCTTCCCATGTTTCTTTTTGATAGATACTTCCAGGTGGCCGTGCTTATGCTTCGTAGTCTTGACATCTACCTTGTAATCATTCCAGTAAAGATCGTATTCACCTGGCTCATCTGCCATGTCCGGGTAGACGTTGAGGAATTTGGCGAGGGCTACTTCTCCTGCAGCTCCCTGCAATTCTGTTATTTTGTCAGACTGTGGTCCTGCCTTTTGGTTTAAGATTCCAGCTTCTCGGTTTCTCATATACCGATTCCTGGCGAGGAGTTTTGCTAGTTCTTGCTCGTTTTCGTTTAAATTTACTACCGTGTTCCTTGGTAACATCTATAATACTACCCCCAAACTCCTCCTTCGCCATCGTTAGCACCCGCAGTTGTTCATCATCCAATTTATTACTTTTCTTTAACTTTTTAAGATACGCCACCTCCTCTTCATTAAATTTTAATAATGTCGTATCTGGCACACTCACATCAATATGCTTAACTATATACACATCGCATTTTAAGATTGAGGAGCGTATGCGAATGTATCCTAGTCGTTCTAAGGTCATCCTCGTTTCTCCAAAAAGCGGGGCCGGTTGCGGTTCAGCGCGAAGGAGTTTCCGCAACAACTCGACAAAAACTGCGGCCCTATCAGCCCCACTCGATTTTCAGCTTCTTCTTCCACCACTGCCCTCATGTTGATAATCAGGTTGAGGCATACCCGCGTGTTCAACTCTGATGCATCCCCATGAATTAGTAGCAAGGTCTGCGTTCTCACTCCGGTATTCCTCATCGAGTTGCGCCACGCAAGCATCGCCAGCGGCTTTCTCGCTCCCTCCATAATTACCCGAAGCATATATGCCCAGGATGCGAACATTCTGGTGTTGCACCTTGCTTTCAATTGGCGTGAATATGATGTGGATTAAAACGAAGATTACGAAAAATGGTGCTTGCATAATTTACTCCTGTTACGCCGCGTCTATAAAACGGCCTGTTTCATATTCATAATTAAAACTCGCAACTCCCAAATTGCCGCAATGCTTGTGCTTAATTTTCTGGATATGGACATCCACATCGTGGCGAGATTCACCATCTTGATCTGGGCGATGAACGCAGATAATGTTATGCGCCATGTTGTACCAATGCGCTGACCCTGAAATATCATAAGCAGTAGGGACATGATATTTCCCAGTTACTTTGTTGCGAGTCATCTTTGCAGGATGCGCTATCAGGAAAACGTGGGCATTATGAGCGGCTGCGAATCGCCGGATCTTCGCCAATGAATGCCTGATGTATTGAGTTTCAGAGTCTCCCATCGCGGAATGATCGATGTCGTTCCAAGGATCTAAAATGAAAAAGTGAATGCCCTTGGTCAATACCATCTGGCGCATCGTTTCAAGCAGGTCATCCACCGTTCTTTTCATTTCATCTGGAATGATGTAACTGATTGATTCATCAAGTTTTTTGGATGCTATGGAAACACCCTCCCGGCTTATTCGCTGATGTGTGGGGTATTTTTTTGGGAAGGGTCTGCCATCGTACAACTCAATGAGTCTCGCTATATGGGTTTCTACGGGCTGATGTTCTGGCGAAAAGATGCCAGCTTTCAGGTCATGCTCTTTTATCAGGTTAATCATCATGTGTTCGATGAAAGAAGATTTGCCATGACCAGGGATTCCGGTAACGATTGTCAGCTCACTAGGGAGAACGGTGAAAAGATGATCGAGGGCGAACCAACCCGTGCTGAAGCCCCTGGTCAAGCCTTCTTCATAAAGTGTCATGATCTTGTCTTGGAAATGATTGATTGGAAAAACTCCATCGATTGGGAATGGTTGGGCGTTGTCAACACACTCTCGTAAAAACTCTTTGCCATAAGTAATAAGAACGTCATTGGCATCTTTGCATCCCTCGGGCCAGATAACTCGCCAGCATCTTTCCTTACCCAAACGCCTCGCCAGTTCTTCCTCAAGTTTTTTGCCGGGAGCGTCATTGTCTACAGCCAGGATGATCCGCTCGACTTTATCAAGCTTTTGAGCCGTGTGTTCCAGAGACTCGTCAAGATCGGAGAAAGTTTTTTGTTCGATACCGGGTGCGCCAAAGGGAACCGAAATAGATGCTGGTAAACCAGCCATGTCAAATGAAAGCTTATCCAGCTCCCCCTCGCAGATGATGGTCTGTTCCGTATCAATATCGTCATGTCCGTAGAATATTTTATATGGGTTTTTGGAAGTCCAGAGTTTCTTTCCACCGTCCTTAGTTCTGCTCCGATGTTTGAGGAAACAGACCTCCCCATCCTTAAGGTACGGAAATACCAGATGCCCATCATCCACGCTGATTTGAAGTCTTGCCAATACCCCCTCATCTATGCCCCTACCCTGAAAAAAGTCGAGAGCCGACTGCGTAAGTTTTTGAGGTGCAAACTCAGGAGTAAAATAATCCTTTTTATTCCATTGATGAGGGCGAGCGTGAGCAACATCGCGCTTAAGAGAGCCGCGAAAACCACAGCCAGGGCCGTGGCAGTTCCATATACCGTTATGACGATCAACACTAAGAGATATTGACTTATGATTGCACTTGGGGCATTTGGTCTTAGATCCATTTCGTAAACGTATGCCATAGTCTTCAAAGCTCTCAATAAACAAGTTTAGTTTTCTTCTTGGGAGGTTTGACTACTTCGTTCAAGTAACCTTCAAACTTGGGGCCAAACAATGTGGTAGGCCGGATATAAGGCCGCATATGAGGATCTTGCAGCCATTGGCTACACTTAACCCTGATGACCTTGACAAAATCTGCTGCCGTGAACCCTTCATTCAGCCTCGCTATAATTACCTTGCGGGTGGACAGTGAGTTAGGCTTGAACGCTGTGCCAGCGACTCGATTCAACTCGGAAATAATGTTCACTGACGCGGCGCGATAATCGGTAGGATGTTTTTCAGGATCAGCAACTTCGCCAGTTCCATCACAATGTGTGCATTTCATAACCTGAACCCCCTGAATTTCGGCCTCACATAAGGCTGGCCGCGTAGTTGCCATAATTTATTGATATAGATGCAGGCGATAACCACATCGGTGAACATGAGATATGGCAGGTTGTTGGCCCAGAACAGATAGAGCCACAGCAATTGCCCCGGAAGGCCTATGGTGCAACCCAATTTGATTTGACCATTCGCCAATAAATAAATATTCGCCCAGGCAAATATGTTGGCGATTATTTGCAGGGTAATCACCCAATGTCCTCCCCTTGCCAGCGGTCATCAGTATCCCGCACCTTTGGCGTGGAACTTTCAATTCCTTGGCAGCAGTCGCCAAAAGCTATTTGCTGTTTGCAACTTGGACAGGCAAAGTGGCCGTGGATATAATCCATTTCGCCGACATATCTGCATTTATCACAGCGTTGAACGTGTGTCATCATTGCCCGATCACTCCATGCTGTTCGTACCAATGCAGGAACATCGCATTGATGGCAACTTTTGCCAGGTGATGCTCCGCTCTATCGCCATCCTGCCACCTGAAATAATGCTCCAATAAATGATTCTCGGTGACTCCTTCTGCCACGCCACCCTTCC